CCGCATGGAGCGGCACACCGAGAAGCGACTTCCGTCACTTCTCTTGGGCCCCCGTGTGAAGCAGCATTCTGGTCCCCCTGAAAAGGGTCGCCAGAAGCGTGCGTCGAGGGGGCGATCGTCCCCACTCCAACAGGTCTGGACAGCCTGTTGGAGCGGTTTGGTCCACTCTGGCTGGGATGATATGCTGGTAGCATGGCACATTCACTCTTGGGTCGTGAAGACTGGCCGCTCTCGCGGTTGGCTCTTCGTTGCCAAGGAGCTGAAGGCGCTCTGCCACCAGGTCCGCGCGGCTGGCTTGCGGTCTCAGTGCACGTCCACGTCCCGACTCCCGTCGGGCGTGGTGTCGTGTCTCTTGGGACTGGCACACAAGCAAGGTCGCGCGGCATTCGCGTTTTCCAGGTTGGCTAGAGCCCTCCCACTTCCGGTCACCGGAGAGGTGGAGGCGCTCAATGATGCCAGACTGGTCAGCGCGACACATCATCCCACATCGGATGGCACACTCAAGATGCTTAGAGACTACGTGCTGGCTAATGCCATGCCACGTACCCTCCGCAACTTGAATGCGCTCCCCTCCTCGTCGTCGGCCTGCTACGAGCTTTCTGCTGCTCGTGGCGGGGTCGACGGCTTCCTCCGTCAGAAAGGACTGCTGAAGTCTCTGGTTTTCGGCATGATGGGCGGTTCCACCGTTCGTCTTGTCACCAGGGAGTTCGGGCAGTACTGTCAGGATAGCCTCGGGACTTTCTGTCTCAAGGTTATCTGTGACAACGTGTCTTCTCTCGAAGACTCGTCTTCTGACCACGCTGTTAGATGCCTCGGAGTCTTGGTGCTCCGCTCGGAGAGGGCCTTGGCCCGCTCTCGAGCGTGTGCACTCCCAGCTCCGGGAATGAAGTGGCGAGTCATCGGCGTGCCCGATGCACTCACCTTCATTGAAGGTACTTGGATCCGTTGGACGTCGAATCTGCTTCCTAGGAAGCACTTCGACCCCAGTGGGAACAAGTACCCTCCATCCTTCAGCGCGCTGCCCCGTGGGGGTACCTTCCGTTCCTTGGACTTGTCCAAGGCAACAGACGGTCTCTCCCACAGTGCAGTGGAGGAAGTGGTTCGAGCGCTTGCGGATGCCGGCGCGATGAGACCTTCGGATCTCACCGCGGCGCTCCGCTCGCTTGGTGTCGGCGGTCAGTACACTTCCTGGAAGTGGCCTGGCCGTGACACCCTCGAACCAGCGAGAAGGGGAAGTCCGATGGGCACTCCTCTCTCCTTCGTGGTGTTGTCTTGGATCAACGCTTTCGCTACAGAGGCCTTTATGGCATCTGTGACCCATGGTGATGATGCTGTTGGGTACTCGCTTTGCTCGGAGGAGCTTGACGAGTACGAGGCAGCCATCGTCGACATGGGCGGAAGCGTTAATCGCCTGAAGACATACGCGAGCTCTCGGGGTTTTACCCTTTGCGAGCGCGTGTATGTGCATCAGGACACCGCGAAGGGAAGGCCCGTTGCCTTCTGTCCTCCACCCTGTCCCCCTCCGGGGATCAAGGTGCCCACTGCGGCCGCCGCCGATCAGTGGCCGCTCTACCTCCGTAGAGCAGAGAGGGTTCAGAAGACACTCTTCCCGTGGCTCACCAATTCCGCCTCCGCACGTCTTCCGACGTGCGTGGGTGGTCTTGGCTTCACAGGAAGAGGTCTCAAGGTGTCTCGGCGAGTCCGAACTACGCTTGGTGCTGCTTGCAGCACCAACGTAGAACGGCTCGTCGTCGACGTCCTTGAGAAACGGACCTTCAGAGAGAAGGGCCTCTTCCCGCGCCTTGTGCAACAGGCGCCTCGCCACTCTGGTAGCTACTATCGCTTCCGCTCCCTTTTCCTTTTGGATTCGAAGTGGATGACAATAGGCAACCATGAGTGGAAGGACTCTGTTGCGTACGCTGATCTCGTTGGATTCCGTGAGGGAGAGTGCCTTAGGGCATTCTCTCTCGCGGGGGGTCCAATGAGACGCGTCAAGGGCGCGGGAAGACCAGAGAAGACCAAACGTCGAGCTCTCTTCCGTGTCAAGCCCATACCCCGTTGCGCTCCTTTGAGCGTCAAAGGTGGTGTTGGTGCTTTGATACGGCTCTCTGAGCGCTTGCGCGCGCAGAGAGTGAGAGTTCGACCGGACATAGCCTCCATGATTCGTGGTAG